GCACTCAGGCGACGTTCAACAGTTCGATTGGAAACTCGTTCTTCAACTTCGGTGCATCTGTTCCGGCGCTGAACAATCAGGTTTACCCGTGGTTGGATAACAACGGCAACTGGTGGGTTTTTCAGGGAGGTTATTGGGCGAGACAAAACCCTGTTGCCGCCGGTGGAAGCGAGCGTCGCATCTTCGTGGGAACAAGTGCTGATGTCCTTTCATACGACGGCGGTGACGGAACCGTTTATTCCGGCAATCCTTACGCCGGTTCGATGTGGGAAATTGACACAGCTTTCGAAGCTCGATTCCCGGTTGGAGTTGGCACGTTCGCGGCGAGTGGAGTTGTTAGCGTCAATGGAACAACCACATCGACCGCTGTTGCCGGTGAGGACAAGCACACGCTTGTCACCTCCGAGATGCCGTCGCATACGCATCAGATTCTCGACCAGTACATCAACCTCGCCCAGCGCGGATCGGCTGACACGAGTTTGTTCAGCGCAACGAACCGTACAGAAGGTGTCGCCAACTTGTTGCCAACCACTTCGTCTGGCGGCGATGCAGCCCACAACAATCTTCCGCCGTTCTACGGTGTTTACTTCATCAAGCGAACTGGCCGAGTCTACTACACCAAATGAAGCTGATCGTCCAAGATATCAGGTCAACGATTGCTCGGGCTATCGGCGTTTGCGTCGATGACGCTCGCGTTTACGAGTACATCAATCAGGCGTGCCGACGACTGCTTCACAAGGGTTTGTGGGCTGGCGCGTACGGACGCTTCACGATTCACACGGTCGGAGGCTGCATCACTTGGCCGCGTCAGATCGAGACGATTGAAGCCATCGCCGATTGCTGCGGAGTTGGAACGGTTCGCAATCAATGGTTTGAGTTTCAGGAAACCGGATATGGACTTCTCAATGGAAACCAAGTGTGCGCTGGTAAGCAGCTTATTGACCGTGGCACTGTGGTTTCTTACCGCGACATGTCTGGCGGTACTAACAGCTATCTTCGAGTCTACCCTGGCGACGCTTCGGATGTCGGCAAAACCATCACGCTGCAAGGTGTTGATCAAAACGGTCAATGGATTCGAACGCAATCCGGAGGCGTCTGGATCGACGGTGAAAAGCTAACGCTTGCTTTGCCGTACACTCAATCGACCAAGAAGTTCACCACTCTGACCGGCGTCATCCGCGAAGCCACGAACACGGCAAGTCGTTTGTACGAGTACGATGCGACGACGCTGCTAGAGCTGGATCTGGCAGTTTACGACCCTGATGAAACTCTGCCGCAGTATCGTCGCAGTTACCTCGCTGATCGTTGCAACAACGAGGAGGACAAGCCGGTAACGGTGATGGCGAAGATGCGTCACATCAACGCGACGAGCGTGAATGACTACCTCATTCCCCCGTGTCCCGACGCCATCAAGCTGATGGTCATGGCGATTCGCAAGGAGGAGAACGATTTGATTCAGGAAGCAGTGGCCTACGAAGCCAAAGCTGTTCAAGCTGTGCAGGAGCAGACGATGCAGTATTTGGGTGACGCTGTGGCGACAATCCGAATGGTTGGCGTCGGATTGAATGGCGGAGGGTTTTCGCAATGGTTCTGATAAAGGATAATTTATGGCAATAGGACTTGGAGCTGCAATTCTGGGTGGAGCGGGAATCTCCGCTGCTGGAAGTTTGCTCGGTGGGCTTTTCGGCGGACGTAAGCCGAAGGTTCCTGAGTTGAAGCCGATTAACTTTGAGCAGGAACAGACCAACGCTATCCGGCAAAACATTGCCGCGCTTGAGCCTGCCACAAAATTGGCCGAGAAGACGACAGCAGCCGAACAGTCATTGCTTGAAACTCAGCTTCGCCGTGCGATTCCTGGCTATGACCAGATCGTTCAGCAGGCTGGGCAGAATATTGGCGCAGCGTTGCGCGGTGAGCTTTCACCCGAGGTTTCCGCTCAGGTTCAACGCTCGACTGCTGGACGCGCTTTGTCTGGTGGATTTGGAGCTGGTTCTGGATTCGGTCGTTCGCTTACCGCTCGCGATTTGGGTCTAACATCAATGCAGATCCAAAATCAAGGTCTTGCTCAGGCTCAGAACTTCATCCAGCAACAGCGAGCATTTGGAATGGCTCAACCGTTCTCAGTGAGCAGCATGTTCATCACACCCGCTCAACGGATCGGCGCGATTCAAGAACAGCAGGCCAGAATGTACGGGCGTGATTTGACTGCTGCTCAGGTGGCTGCTGCTCCGTCGCCGATGCAGCAGGCGGCACAGACTGCGCTTACCAACTTTGGCGGTGTTGCCGGTGGCGCGCTGTCGCAGTACGGAATGTATCAGGGGTTGATGGCTGGCCAACGTGGGCCGTCACCATCGTACAATCCTCAGAACGATCCTGAGATTTATCCGAATCTCTATGCACCGACTCCAACGAGGTCGGATATCACACCGCTTTCTACGAGCCTATTCCCGGAGTACGGCTCTTCAAACTACGGACGCTAATCTTATGGCCGACCAATCTCTTCAAGCATTTCAGCTAGGTGCAAACCTGTTCGACCGCGCACAGACGCAGGCTCGGATGATGGAGCAGTTTCAGCAGCAGACTGCTGAGTCTGTGCTGCAACGTCAGGGCATGGAGCTTCAGAACAAGATTCGGGAAAGCGAACTTGCCAGTGCCATTGGTGAGCGTCAGGCGCAGGTTGAGGAGTACAAAACGTTTTCTGACTTGAGCAAGCAGGTAGGCGACTTTCTCGACAACCCCACGGTAGACGCAAAGTTTCCGGTCATCCCGGCATTCAAGTCTAAGCAGTATCGGCAAGAGGCAGACAAGATGCTTAACAACCTTGAGAAGTATTCTGCTCGGGCAAAGTTGATGAAGGCGAAAGATGCTGCCGATGCAAAGGCGGCTGAACTGACGCGGTGGCAATTTCAAACTGCCGCTGATTACGGCGCTTTTAAAATCAATCCAGCAGATGGAAAAGTTTCACTTGATTACGACAAGATAAATCAAATTGCCGCTCAAAGAGGAGAGGCAAACCTTGAAAAAACAAAAGCCCAGACAAGTTCTATTCTTGGAAACCTTGAAGTTGCTAAGGGAAATTTACAGAGATTGATTTCTCAAGGCGCAAATAATGCAGCGATTGAATCTGCAAAATTGGAATACAAAAAATTGGCTGATGCAGCTAGGCTTGAGCTTGATCGAGATGAGTTTGGTTTAAAGAAAACAACTCAAGAAGCCAAGACTGGTCTTGAGCGGGAGAAGTTTGATTTCTCCAAGGGCCTTCAACTTGAAAGGCTTGCGCTTGAAAAAGTGAGAGTCGATCAGCTTGGAAAAAGAGCTGACGCTTATGTTCAAAAAATTCTTCAACCTGCAAAGAATGGAGAAATCAAGCTCAACGCCGTAGATGACAGGCTTGTCAAAAAAGCCGCTGATGACATTGCCAACAAACAGGGCATTTCCGACGCAATTGGATATGAGATTGGGGTTCTCGATGATCCTTCAATTGATGAATATGTAAAACGAGCTTCCGCACAAAACATACTTAAAATTCTAAACAGCGCAGAAGGCAAAGATGCCGTTGGTGTTGAAGAATCAAAACGTCTTGGACAGTTCCTTGAATTTCAGTTGAACCCAGTCAGGGGACTTGCAACTGGTAGGTTATTTGGAACCGATCTTCCAAGATTTGTTGAGCAAATTTCGATCAAAAAAGAAGAGCTTGATACCCGTGTTAATGAGGGCATGAACAGGGTAAACAGCATTTACAGAAAATACGGAAAAGACATTCCAGCAGGAACATCTCAAACGCCTTCGAGAAGCACGATGATTACCGCTCCTGCTACTCAGGCGATGCGTTCAACAAACGCTGCCGTTTCAACTCCTTCTTTTAGGACGATTGAAGAAGCTAAAGCCGCCGGAGTTAAACCTGGAACAAGGGTGATTATCAACGGAGTGCAAGGAACCATTAAATAATTTATGGATGAGTACGTTTTGCAAAATGAAGGTCAGACCGATCAGGTGCAAGCTGGCCAACCTATTCAACCAGTTGATGTAGGGCTGTCGGAACAGCCGATGAATCAGGTTTCTGCTCAACCTGAAATCACGTTTGTTCCAGATAATCAGCAGGGAATAAACTCGGCTACAGAGATTTCATTTGTTCCTGATGAAGCTCCTATCGGATCTATGGAAGCGGTTCAGCAAGCTGCTTCTGATGCCTCTCTTGTTGGTCGTGACACGTTTAGGCCAAGAAGCCTTTTGGTTGAGCAGGCTGATCTAAGGCTTGGCCGTGAGAGCGCCAAGAAGTTTCAGGAGTTTGAGGCAAGCGGAGGCAATCCTGAGGTTCCAATCGAATTCTCACCTAAAGAGCAAAAGCTCTTAAACGAGTATCGGTTCAATCAGGCTCGACGAGGAGTTGGTATGGCTGCCGGTTTGGCCGCTGGAATTGGACTTTCTCAAATTCCAGGTGGCCAAACGATTGGTGGAGAAATGCTTGCTGGCGTTGGAAGTGAACTTCTTCGCCAGACGATAACTCCAGAGCCATATGATATCCAAGAAGCCGCTGCTCAGGGTGTTCCGCTTCTTGGCAGTCTTTCAAAGCGTGGAGCTGGAGGGTTTCGTAGTCCTTTGCAGTTTTTGACCACTGCTGAAACTGGAGTTACTCAGCAGTCTTCAAGGTTGAAGCAAATTCTCAAAGAGGGTGCCGCTGGCGGGATGACTGGGGCGGCTCAAGGTTTTGCCTCAACACTTGGAGATGAGTCTGGGAAAACTGAAGAGATTATTAAACAGGGCGCGTTGAGTGGTCTTTTCCTTCCTACATTTTCAGGAGGACTAAGAGGTCTTGGCGCGCTTTCCAGAAGTGGTGGAAGCCTGAAAAGGTTTGCCGGAGAACTTCAGCGCCCTTACACGCAGCAGTTCCTAACCGAACGCGCAGACGCAATTCGCCGAGAGCTTGGTGCCGGTGGAGGAATCGACCCTGCAATGGCCGCTCAATTGGCCGACACGCTTTACTCGCCGCAACTTTCTGGAACTCGTCCTGAGGACATTCGAGCTTGGCAAGGGAATATCAGTGATTTTCTTCAAAATTCCATTAGGACTGGAAATGCAAATGGTTTAAGCGGAGATGAACTCACCAATCAAATTGTCTCCGAACTCAAGCGGGTTACCGAGCGTAAAGACATCGACCAAAATCTGATCAGCGGAATTGTTCTCAATGCTCAGCAGATGATCGATGAAGCTAAGAGAAAGGTGGATGTTGCATTTAACGAAAAAAACGCAGAACTACTTGGCGCTGCGAGAAGGGCTGAAGGCGAACTTCAGTTGCAGTCTAAATCCATTTTCGACGACATCAGAAATCTTGAGACTCAAAAGAAAGATCTTAGGGCATCTGACGACATTAGAAGAACACAGATCGACAATGAAATAGCTGATAAACAAAGGCAGATCAATGAAATCGAAAGCGGGTTCGACCCTAAGTTTGGTTACGGCAAATCTGTAACCCAATTTGAAACCGGCAAACAGTTTGGAGAATACGCAAACATTCTTCTTCAAGAATTCAAGGACAAACAGAAAGCGGGATACAAGGCTTTAGATCCTAAACTAAACTCAATTTCTGTTTCTGTTCCTAAAAAAGACAAGTTTGGGAAAACGGTAAAAGACGAAAATGGAAACGATGTAACTGAGACTTTTACTCTCAATGATCTAAAAGATCAGAGAACCAAAATTCTTAACCAAATAGATTTCAACAAGAAGGTTCAGCAAGCTGATTACGATACGTTCCAAGAACTTGATCGTGTTCAAGGGCTGATGGAAGAGGCTCTTAATACTGATCCTGGTTTCAAGGCTGCATTTAAGGCTCAAAATGCAGAGTATCGAGAGGGGATAAACAGGTTCAAGGGAAGCATCATCTCTAGTCTTTTGAGAGATGTTGGCGAGGGAGGTGGAAGTCCTGAAGCTGTGTTGAGCCTTCTAGGAACTCGTGGAGGACAAGCATTAGAGGTGATGAAGAAGGTGGCAGGTTCTGAATGGGAACCCACCTTCAAGCCTCTGCTTGAAGACTTTGTTTACAACAAACTTCGTAAGGTTGGCCAAACTCCAGAAGAGTTCTTGTCTTTGTTGACGGAGGCAAAAATGGGCAAAGGAAGCCAATTGACCGGAGAAGTTGCTAATGAGTTTTTTCCGCAGCTTTCTGAAATCCAAGATGTTGCGGCACGTTACAAAGATTTAATTGATAAAAAATCTAATCTAACGACTCAGAAAAACGATCTTCTCGTTAAGTCTAAGGAACTTGAGGCTAGAATTGCAAAAGATGACAAGGCTGCTGTAAATTTGTTTAAGGAAAACGAAAGAAAACTTAAATCAGTAACCTCTGAAATTCAGCGTCTTGAACAGCCTCGCCCTTATCTTGGCAAGGAACTTAAAGAGATGGACGCTAGGACGAAACAAATAACAGCCGCTTTGGCCGACCTTCAAAGTGCTGTAAATGGAAAATTGCCGATCAAGATAGATGACGAACAAATCAAGCTGATCTTATCAAATCCAGACTCTGAGCGGTTGGCCAAGGATCTTCAGATTTACGTTCAGCAAGCGTCTAAAGAGGCGACTGACTTCCAGAAGATGGTTTTGGACGCAACCAAGACTGGAAGGCTTTCCGCCGATCAGGTTCAGCCGGAAGATGTGGTCAAGTTTTTGACAACTGATTATGGCAAAGAACAAAGGTATGTCGTTCAGGAGTTTATGAAAGTCATACGGAACGAAAGGCCAGATCTTGTTGGGGACGTTCAGAATTTGATTGTTGGAAATCTTTTCAAAGATTCACTGGATGCAGGCAAGAAACAGGTGAACATCAATAAAATGCGGGAGCTGATTTCTGGTCAGTACAATCCGCTCATTGTTGAGGCGTTCGGAAAATCTGGAGTCGAACAGATGAACAAGATTGCTGATCAGATTTCTGTTGTCATCGAGAAGGACAGCCTCGTTAAGAGCAAGCTAATCCCCGCCGTGACATCTGCCGTTGCCTCAGCTTTTGGGGCAAACATGTATGGAAGAATGGCGTTATCCAACCTTGCCGCTGTAAGCGGAGCTGCTGCAATCGGCAGGATTCTTAAAAATCCAGATTATCTTGCCACGGTTACAAAACCAATCGATCAGGTTGCAAAGGATCAGATGGACGCATTCAACCGTCGATGGCCTAAGATTCTTACGCTTGAGGCTGACCGTTTGAAAATGCGTAACGATGAGCGCGAAGAGGCTGAACGCCCTCAAATTCCA